ATAATAAGACTGATGATCAAAAGAATCGAGCATTAATATCTGCTACGAGATGGATTGATAGTCTTAATTTCTATGGTGATCGTTGTGATGACGGGCAAGCATTAAAATGGCCTAGAAATAACTATGAAGTTGATAATGTAGAACTTGCTTGTACTGCGATTCCTTCGAGTATCAAATATGCACAGTATGAGTTAGCAGTGTCGTTAGCAAATGAGACTGATGCAATGACGGGAAATAAAGGTACTGACGGTAATATAGAGGAAGTAAAATTAGGCGAAATGGAGGTAAAGTATGCTACACAAAGTCAGGGTACGGGCACGGTAAATAATATTTTTGATGTCTATCCGTGGCTTCAAAGTTACTTAGGTGCTTACTGTTTAGGTGGTTCGGGTAGCTACCAAGTCAGAACTATAAGAGGTTAATCATGGCAGGAGCATTAGACACTTTATTCAAGAATGTAGCTAAACAAGTTGTAGCTACTTTAGGAACTTCTTTAGACACAAGTATTGTCTATACAAGGAAAGCCGCAGGTACATACAACGTATCTAAAGGAACTTTAAATTCTGTAGACACGAATTACTCAATAAAAGTTCCGATAGAGTTTGTTAATTCTATGGAAAACTCAGGATTTCAAGAAAATACCGCACGGCTTTATGTAACTCCCGACTTAATAGGAGACAACCAACCTTTACTCCAAGACGAGATAACACTTACTTTTTCTGGATCGACCAGAGTGGCTAAGATTACAGATATACAAACTCTTAAAGGAGGACAAGAGTACCTTTTCCGTATTGATATTGTTTTCTAATGAGTCTTACAAACGCTAGAGCTTCTATTGAAAAAGCGATTCAAACAACACTGAAGGATAACAATCCTACTGTGTCCGTTGTTTTCGATAACACTCCTTTTACCTCCCCAGGTAAAACAAAAAAGTATGTGATGGTTAGCATCGACTTCAACCAAGCAACGCAACAACCACAAGGAGGCGCAGTAGCTTTTTACAGTGGATCGGTTATTTGTAGTGTTATGGCTCCCAAAGATAAGGGAACTTCAGAATCAGTAACAATAGCGCAAGATGTTATAGACGCATTAGTTTCCATAAATTCGTCTACTTATGTAGATACATATGCTTCCTCTCCGAGAATTTCGGAAATAACAGGGCCGAATACGATTAGTAATGAAGGTACGAGCCATTTTGTTTCTGTGGTTTCCTGTAATTTCACTGCCAATGGCTAAAGCTCCCGACATATCTCGATTAGTACCTGACTTAGAAAAAGCTTTAAGTCGAGCAAGGTCAAATGCTGCTGCAATCATTATGCAAGATTTAGAGGTTAAGGGGCCATATTGGACAGGACATTTTGCTAAAAATTGGAAGGCAGATGTAAATCCAATAAAGCCGATAAAACCTTCTCCTATAAGAGAAAGGCACAGGAAGAAAAATGGTAAGTTTTCAGATGAATTTATACCTGATGGGAAACCAAGGAGGGCTCTTAAACTAAAAAGAGTAAAACCTTTCAGTATTCTGGACAATCCCAAAATTTATGTAGGGAACCAAACTACATACGCGGGTTTTGCTATTAACTATTATGGAGCAACCATCCCTGTAAGAGGCAGTCATAGAGGTAGAGGTAAGACTTATGACGAACATATAGCCTCTGTCAAGGGAAGAAAATCAACTGCGCCTGATGGTGTTCAGTGGTATCAAATATACTTAGCCAGCGTAGGTATTAATAATGCGTTATCTATGGGTTTATTTAAAGCTGAAAGGAAGAAAAGTTTTATTTCTTTTGATTAGAGCAAGCTATACTACATAAGTAAATAAATTTTTTATGACTTCTTTACGAGCCGTCGACAAGCTAAAGAAAGCTTTTAGTGTCGAAGAACTGAGTGATTACTCTATTTATAGTGGAGATGAGCTTGTACTAAAGATCTATTGGAAGCCTCTAACCATAGCTGACAGAGACACAATAAATAGCACACTAAAAGCTATGAATAAGGGGGACGAAGAAGGGAGTTTAGACTTTGCACTTCAGGTAATCATTACTAAAGCCCAGGATGATAAAGGTAAGAGACTCTTCTCGGATGCAGATCGAGTCACTTTAAGGAGAGAAGTACCGATGGGAGTGTTACTCGACATAATGACAAAAATGCAAGAGCTTGGATCGGAGGCTAACCCTGATGCCGTAAAAAGCGCATCTTAAAGAAAACTCATATTTATTCTTACAATTCTTTGTAGCCGAAAAGTTAGGTATGACCTTGGCTGACTTAAGACAAAAGATGTCCGTAAAGGAGCTATACGGATGGAACGCTTACTTCGATTTGAAAGGGGAACAGGAAGAAAAAGCTTATGAAGACGCTAAACGTCAAGCTCAAGTAAGTAAGGTACGCTAATATTAAATTACTTAAGTGTTATAGCAAGTGACTGCCTCTAGTTATAGCGTAAATATTTTATTAGATGCTACAAAGGCTAAAAGTGAGCTTTCTTCTTTAGAGAAAAGAGTAAACACTTTTAGACAAAAGATGATGAAAGCCATATCTTTAGAAGATAGGGGCGCAAGGAAAAGGGAAAAAGCTATAAGAGATACGGATAAACGTAGGACAGCAGATATTAGGGATGCGTATTTTAAGAGAAAAGTAAGAGACTTAGAGTTTAAGGGAGTAAAAGGACTGGAAGAAGCAAATAAACAATTAGCGAAGACTCAAGAAGATATAAATAAGCAGTCCTATGGTGCTTTGAGATCCAGGTTAAAAATAGTTAAGGATGAAATAAATGCTGCTGTTCGGTTAAACAATGAAAAGGCTAAGGGAGTTGCTTTAGATAAAAAGGTTAAACCTTTTCCTGTTATCCAAAACCCTAATTTATACGGGCCACAACAAGGAGGATATACATACGGAGCAGGACAAGCACCAGTCTCTATAGACGCAAGGTATAACCAGCAAGTAAGGAGAGCAGGATTTGAAAACCGTATAAATATGCTCTCTGCTCAAGGAATAGATCAAGATCCTTTTAGACAGCAGATGGCTCGTATAACTCAGGCGCAATCAGGAAAGAAAGGAACCAATTTAGGACTTCTTAAGAAAGAAAATAGAGAAATGGATAAGTTGCTTAAGAAAGCAGAAAGCAAACTGCGTTTATCTAAGAAAGAGGTACAAGTTAATAAGGCAATAGTCCGAGATAAAGCGCAAATGGTTAAGGCTGAAGGTGACTTCAGTATGTTGTCAGATGGAAGGTCTTATGACGTTAAAGGAAGACGAACTTTTGCGAATAACGCGATTGGTCGTGCTTTAGGAGGGAGAGGGTTTGACAGAGCAGCAGGTATGCAAGGTGCGTTAATCAGTGGTGCGTTTCCTCTACTATTTGGACAGGGGCCAGCCGTAGCTGCTGCTGGTGCAGTTGGTGGTGGTTTAGGTGGTGGATTATTTGGTCAGGGAGGTAGTTTTGCTGGAGGTATTGCCGCTACTGCTGCTGTTACCGCAATTAGTGGGGCGGTAAATGCAGTTAAGGAATTAGGTCAGGCGATGGGGCCGTTTACTCAAGACACTGATGCTTTAATAGCTGCTACTGGTAACGCAAACTCTTTTAGGGCAAAAGAAATTGCTTTGATAGAGAAATTAGAGGGAAAAGAGGCTGCTTTTACAGCAGCAATGGAAGACATGATTAAGGTAGTAGGACAGGGAGGAGTAAATGCTTTAAAGGAATTTGGGGAAGATATGGATAGAGCAGGAGATGATTTCCAGAGGTTCATAACCAAGTTGCAAGCGGGAATAGCTAGGCTTATTAACTTTACTGGAATTATGAAAGAATCAGGTCGCAGTATTTTAAATAGGGCAGGTAAAATGGAAGACCCTAAAATAAAGGAGCTTCTAAACCAAAGAGAGTATATAAACGATAACCGAAGAGAGTTCGGTGGTTGGTCAGGACAGACAGAAGCTCTTTTACAGAACGAGTTAGCTCTGAGAGAGGCTATCGCTAATTCTGATAAGAAGTTAATAGAGCAGAATAAGAAGAAACTAACTGATGCGACTGCAAATGCAGAAGCATTAAAACGACTAGATGCTCTTTATAAAGACATAGGAGGAACAATAAAAGACGGATTAGTTCAGGGCATCCAAGCAGCTATTGACGGTACTAAATCTTTAGGAGAAATAGCAGGAAATGTATTTAGAAAAATTAGTAATGCGTTACTAGATTTTGGTGTTTCTCTTGCTTTATCTAAATTACCCATACCTGGAGCAGAAAAATTCTTTGGATTTGCCGATGGGGGTAGACCACCTAAAGGAAGACCTTCGATTGTAGGAGAAAGAGGCCCAGAATTATTCGTACCAGATTCCGCAGGAACAATAATCCCAAATCACGAAATGGGAGGAGCTAACGTAGTAGTTAATGTAGATGCTTCTGGTTCGTCAGTAGAAGGCGATGCAGGGCAAGCTGAACAACTTGGAAGTATGCTGGCAGCAGCAGTTCAAGCTGAAATTGCTAATCAGCAACGACCAGGAGGGCTCTTAGCAGGTACACGTTAATGGCAACTTTTAATGATGCGACTGTAGGAACTTCGACTGGGGGCACTACTCCACAATACGGAGTTCAAAAAAGATCTAATCCAAAGAAACGTACAGTTCGTTTTGCTGATGGTTATGAGCATCGGATTTTATTTGGACTAGATGCACATATTAATCCAAAAATATATGCACTGGTATTCAAAGTTTCCGAATCAGATGCCGATAAAATAGAAGAATTTCTTGATGCTAGAGCGTTAGATCAAGCCAGTTTTGATTACACACCGCCTGGAGAAGGTTCAGCTTCTAAATTTGTATGTGAGGCATGGAGTAAATCTATTCCTTACCTGAATAGAGCAACGATTTCAGCAACATTTAGGGAAGTATTTGAGCCATGAGTTTAGATCCTATTATTGATAATTTGCAGAGTACCAATCCATCTGCAATTATTGAATTATTTGAATTAGTTTTAGATTCTACTTTACACGGAACAATACAAGGTAAGCCATCAACGAATAACGAAAACAACATTTATAGGTTTCATGCGGGGAGTAATCTAAACGCAAATGGTCAAATCATATGGCAAAATAAAAAGTACTTAAGATACCCAGTAGAAGCAAGTGGTTTTGCTTTTCAAAAAGGACAACTTCCTAGACCACAAATAACAATTAGTAATACTTTATCTTTAATTACTGCTGCAATGTTAGAAGTTAACAAAATAACGGCTGGTAATGATTTGACAGGTGCAAAAGTTATAAGGATTAGAACATTAGCTAAGTTTTTAGACGCTGGTAATTTTTCTGGTGGAAACGGAGATGCTGCCAATAACGAATTTCCAAGAGAAATTTATTATATAGATAGAAAAGCTGCTGAAAATAGAGACATTGTTACTTTTGAATTAGCAAGCATTAGTGATTTAGCAGGAATCAGATTACCAAAAAGACAATGCACTAGAAAATTATTCCCTTCTATTGGTACGTTTATTTGATGGACTGGAAAGAAAAAGCTTTAGAACATGCTAAGGAAGAAGACCCTAAAGAGTCTGTTGGCTTACTATTAAATATCAAAGGTAAAGAGACATATTATCCTTGCTGTAATTTATCAACTTATTCTCATCAGTGTTTTATTTTAGATCCAGAAGATTATGTTAAAGCTGATGGTTTAGGGCAGATAGTTAGTGTTATTCATTCGCATCCAACGACTCCGGCAGTAGCAAGTGAAGCTGATCGAGTTAGTTGCGAGGCAGGTGGATTACCGTGGCATATTGTTAACCCTAAAACAGAACAATGGGGGTATTACGAACCAACAGGGTATAGACCAGCGTTAAAAGGCAGACCGTGGTGTTGGGGCGTTACTGATTGTTACACTTTGGTTAGGGATTGGTATCGAGAAGAGAAAGGAATTGAATTGATTGATTGGGAGCGACCTACGACACCTGAAGAGTTTTTAGAAAGGCCAGTCTTTGAAGAAGCAGCAGAATTAGCAAGTTTTCGTTTATTAAAGCCACATGAAAAACTAGAAAATGGAGATGTTTTATTGATGTCGATTATGGGTAAAGGTTTAAATCATGCGGCAATCTTTTTAAATGGGGAAGTTTTACATCACTTAGCAGATCGCTTAAGTTGTCAGGAACCATATTCTGAATGGTTGCTAAAATGTACGGGAGGCAGGTATCGGTATGTTGAAAACGATTAAACTGTATGGTGATCTAAAAGAGATCACAGGA